TCAACTACAGGTGGTAAAGGCGGCTCAAATACCGGTTCTTCCTCAACTACAGGTGGTAAAGGCGGCTCAAATACCGGCTCTTCCTCAACTACAGGTGGTAAAGGCGGCTCAAATACCGGCTCTTCCTCAACTACAGGAGGTAAAGGCGGCTCAAATACCGGCTCTTCCTCAACTACAGGGGGTAAAGGCGGCTCAAATACCGGTTCTTCTTCGGGTAGTTGGAATCCGGGCAGTCTTTCCCGCTCAGTAGGCGTACTCTCTATTATGTCTAACACTTCATCTAGCGTTACTTCTGTATCGGGAACAAACAATGGCCCCGCAGCACCCTCGGGTAAAAACGTCCCATCAGATGTGCTTGGGGTTATAGTAGCCGTTTCTTCCCTACCAAGTACTTCCTCTACTATATCCGAGCCGCCACTAAGGTCCACTGCAACTGGCTTAGTTTCTGCTTCGGGTTCGTCTTCTGTTTTAGGAGCAAGCGCTGTTTCTTCGGCTTTATCCTCTAGGTAGTCTTTTACGGTCTTACCAGCGGCGGCAGCAGCCGCTATTATGGCGGGATCAATACCTATGGTAGAAGCAACTTGCCCTGTTCTGTCCTCGAGCACATCTCCTATGTCTTGCTCACCCCTACCTATAGAAATAAAGTCATCTAAAATAGTACCCGTGGTAACGCCAGCAGTGGTCTGCGAGCCGGGAATAGTGCCTATTTGGGTTACAGTTTGTTGCTCCACCCAAGGAGGTATATCTCCCCAAGTACCTTGAACCTGCCCCGTAATCGGGTTAACAGTTAAAGTGCCTTTCGTGTTCTTAAGCCAGTCCGCAGTGCCTTCTATAGTATCACTTATTGTGCCCCCTACGATGGGAATGCTACCGGCAACATTGGCAATAGCCCCAGTACCTGCACCCAATACGTCACTTACTCCTTCAAGCACAGTTTCAGTAAGGGTTGGGCCAAATGTTTCCTCAATATCTTTTTGATCTACTAGCCCGGAGTTCAATGCCGTGGCTGCTACAAAGTCCGCCTCTGTTTTTGCATTAGAGATATTGGTAAGTTTTTCGTCAATAGCGTCTTGGTAAGAAAGGTTCGGGTTTACTGGAGCTGTTTGCGCATCTATTACCGCTTGATTTGCCGCAGCTATGTCTTCTAAGAACTCGTTTTTTGTGTCCGTAGGAGCAAGCCAAGCTTCTACCAAATCATAAGTACCCTCCGAAGGAGGTTTGTTTGCGTCATACGCAGCCTGCACCACGTTAATAGGGACATCAAACTGCTTAGATACATCCTCTACAGTAACCGCATTAGAATTAAGAAGGGCGGTAACAGCGTCTATTTCTCCTTCGTCAAACCCACCTTCTGCGGACGCTGCGCCAGCTAGCAAGTTAGCTTTGTCTTCCTGCGCTTGTAGACCAGCTAAGTAGTTTTGGTAGTCTACATCCGCGCGCTCTTCTCTAATGTCTTGCTCTGCCAAATCTTGAAAAAACGTAGAAGAGTCTCCCCCACCACTAACAAAAGGACGTTCAAGAGTACTACCTGTTTGTCCTCCTCGCGTCCCTCTTATGGTCATTTCCATATCGCCGTACGATACGTTTTGCGTGGGCAGTACATAATTGCCTAGACTAGAACCTCCTGCTCCACCCCCTGCACTACCCGAAGTGTCGCTGTAACGATAATCAGGCAAAGAAAAGTCCGGTATACTGTAGGTAGCGTCAGGCAAAGAAGGAGAAGTAATAGTAGCGGTATCAGCAGGAGCCAATGATGCGGGGGAGTCTTGATTTTGTGTAAGACGCTCAATAGCCGTAGGTTCAACAGCAGCGGCAGGAGTAACCCCGGTAGCTTCGTAGGCATCTGAAATCATAGATACAGGAACACCAAAACATCAGCTAAAGCTTGGTTATCCATCCCCTGCTGCTGGGCCTCTAGTAAAGCTGCCTTTTGCAAATCCACGGGGATAGGTTTAGCTTGAGCTATAAGATTTTGTATGTCTTGAATTGCAGCCATGCTCTAAACCTACGGAGGTGTTGGTCGCACTTCGGGGAGTGCGGAAATAAAGTTAATTGTTACTACAGCAGACGGTATGCCCGGATGGGGGGTTACTGCCGCCGAAGCACCTAGTTCTAAATTTGTATTAGTACCCGACCAATAAAACTCTATGTATTCCCCAGCGGCCAAGTCGATGTCAAACGCCCACTGTATATCTAGCATCCTACCCGAGCCGGAAATGTTATAAGGCCGCGTTGTGTAGCCTAAGTCAGTACCGTTTCTAGCTATCCAAACATACACGTCTTTTGAACTGCCGCTAGTACTAGTCAGGGTCAGAGTTAGCTGAAAGCTGTAAACCCCCGAATACGTTGCGGTTATTTCGCTATCGCCCCCGCCATCTAGGATAAGCCCTGATTCTAAGTACGTCTGGTTAAACGTAACCGGCTGCGCTGTGTTCGACGCTACTAGTGCTTGATCCACTGTAGAAAAGTATAGCGCATTAGGCACATCTAAAAACCTACCGCCAAACTCCCCAAATACGTTGTTAACCGCGTTAACTACTAAGTTAAAAAACAGACGCAGGATGTTATTCAGGTCATCCAGATACTGCTTTAGTGGCCCCGCCTTGGGTATAGGAAGCGCAGGCGCTTGGACTTTTTGTACTAGCCGCTCAGCCATTAGCCTCGTTTCCCATCAGGACGCATATCCAAACGTGGTATACCTAGCTTCCAAGCCACACCTAACTCAGTGGACTCGATCTTAAACGCCATCTGCCTACCACGTACTCGCACAAAGACCTGCCCTGTAAACTGCTCAATAGGCACCGTAGCCGAACGAGTTACCGTAGCGCTGCTGTTACCGCCTTCCGATAGGGGGTTGTTGTACCCAGAACCGGAGTTCTCCAGAGGAGATAGAGTCATAGTAGCAGCGGGATTGTCAGCCGTAGAACCCTCAAACGTTACGTCCGGTAACATTCTCTTAACAAACATAAACTTATCGCCGTCGTCCAAGTCAAACTCAGAGGAGACTAGCGTAGCTGTAATCGGGAACGGCGTAGTAGTTTCTTGGCAGTCGTAGCCCACTTCGTGGTTGACCAAGTTGTTGCTGTACGTAGCCGCCATGGGGTTTTCCCGTAGGTCAGCGTCGATCCAAGCACTGCGCGATAGAGTGCCGTAGTACCAGATGTCTTGCAGGTAGTTGTACACCACATAGCGGTCATTCTGCGTAACGTCAGCAGAACAGTAGAACCACCAAATCTCGTCGAACCGCTCGTTAGTACCTGCAATTACTTGGTCGTACTGAGAGAAGTTAAAGTCGTTGAATATATAGCTGCGGATAGCGCAGGGCAGCGTCTTAACTGTACCGTCGTAGTAATAGAACTTGTCCGTGCCCATCCAGTAAGCAATGTTGCCTGAGTATACCGCTGCGTTAGGACTTGCTAGGGTGATGTTGTCACCGAGTAGCTGTGCACCCCAAACCTCTGGAGCACCTAAATACTGAAGGCCGTACAGGGCGGTGTCAGTCCAAACCAGAACTTCCTGACGCGCTTGGATAGCGGTGATTATCTCACTACCACGGGACAAACGCAGGCTACCTGCTTGATTAGTGGCCGCAGGCGTCCAGTTAGCTACGTCTTCTTGGTCAGACCAACGGATAAGCATAGGGTCAAGCACGCTAGTACCCAGATCGTTCGCACCAAAGCAAAACGCAAACCGGAAGATGTCAGACACGAATGCCTTATTAACTATGACAGGAACGTCTGACGCACCGGCAAGCGAAGACACATAGACCGCACGAGTAGTAACCCCGTTACTTGCATCCCAGTAGAAAAGCTCACCGCCACGATAAGTAAAGAATAAGTCCTCACCGAAGTTAGCTTGGCTCCATAACCGTATAGGGGCTACAGTAGTACTACCCAAACCCCACGCCCCCGCACCCCAAGTACCGCCAGACCAACCAGTAAAAGGTACAGCAATCTCGTTACCTGTGTTTACTTGGTATGCCGCAGTAACAGTCCCGCCACCCGTGGCAGTAGAAGAAGCCGTAGTCTCCGCAGTAATGGTGTAGGCATCTTCGTCGATCAGGCTTATCTGGTACTCGTTATTAAGAGTAAGCCCACCCACTGCTGTAGCACCGCTAAACGTAACAAAGTCGCCTTCAAGCGCACCGTGGGCAAGGTCGTCTACCCGCACAACAGCAGAACCTAAAAAGGTAGTAAAGGGGTCGGTCAGGACAACAGTCGAGCGGATAGGTGTAATGTCGTAGTAAGCCCCACCACGCTCGATGTAGTACTTGAGGTTAGTGCCTACTGTGACGAGGTTTTGCCCTTGGAGAGTAACCCAGTTGAGCATAGAGCGGCAGACGCCGAGGAAAGTCGCACTGGACAGGCGCACCCACCCACCGATCTTCTGAGGCATACCCCGTCTGAAACGCACTTTGTTGGTCTCGTACCAACCGCCTTCGGCTGCGTAGCGCGTATTCTCGCGGTCAACCCCGGGCTTGAATTGTAGTTTCTGAAGCGGCATTTCTTAACCTCATTATAGGTAGTTACCCGTCTCAATCATGTAGCAGAGTTCGGTAGCACGACCCTTAACGTCCCGACTCCATTTGGAATCTAGGAACTCTTTTGCTGCGGTTGTATAGTCGGCAACTTCCATAGCTGCCAATGCGCGCTTGAAACCACGAAGCCTCGTAGCACCAAGGTTAAAACTAATGTCAATCATAGCATCTTTTCGCACATCATCAAGTGAGTTAAACCACGGATATTCCGAGGAAAGTTCCTTAATGACGCGCTCGATGTCGTTCTCTAGCAGGTAATTGACTTCATCCTCGGACAGCCCCATACCGGACTTCGAGATATTTCGCCCCACCCCAATGGTTTCGTAGCCAGCAGAACACAGGTAAACGTGCGACCTTACGCCTTCGTGGCGCTTAAGCATATCAAGTAGTTTTTCGGTCACTAGTCGCAAAGCTCAGCTAGGGTCTTCCAGTCGTCCGCAGTCCAGTTAGAGGTGTCCACAGAGGCAGGAAGCTCAACCGTAATTCCGGAAACGTTAGCCCCAAGCACAGCACCGGCCGCGTTCGTGTTGCCTTTCAGACAGGCCATAGCGTTGTCCTCCGGCGTAATCTCTAAGCTATTCAACTGGGTACAAGCAGCTAGTGCGTAGCACGCAACACCTAAAATAAGTAATCTCATGAGAACCATCCTTTAATAGACTGAAACGTACGCACTGGGTAGTATAACGCAGCAGACCGGAATCGACCCACACCCACTACGCCAAGTGCCTCTCTAAATACTTGATCCGCCTGCTTTTGGTCTTTTACTAGCCCGTCTGGGTGAGTGCATAAGTAGTCGTGGACCACGGCAGCCCTTCGGTTCTTTGCATTCGCAACGGGTACTATAAAGCGGAAAAGACGAGGAACACTAGCTAAATCAGTAACATAGCCGGTAGGCACTTCAATATCGCAGTTCAGCAACTCACTATGGTAGATAAAGGGCTGCGTTAATTGCCACCCCCCGTCTACTGCTTCTAGTATAAGTCTGGTCTTAAAGTGGCTCATCATGGCTTGTTAAAAAAACTAAAGTAGGACCCTGTTAACAGGGCACCCAAGAAGATGTAGGTAAAAGTCTTAATCATGGTATTTGCCGCAGTACGTTTGGCCGACCGCCAAGAGTCTAGAAGGTCACGTATCTCACGCATGTCATGAACAGCGTCGTCGTCTTGTAAACCCACGTCACGTAAGGCTTTTTTAGCCCCCGCTTCCGCAGCACGCTGTATCATCGCTTCTAGCTCTAGTTCGGTCATTTCATGGGTACTCCTACTGCCTGTCAACCATGGTTAGATTAAACCTTACCTGCCTCAATAGCCGCGTTAGCCGCAGTCATATCTTCGTCAGTCCAGAAGTCTTTAGCTATCATGATTTCCAGATGATCTACGTTGCGCTTGATACACGCAGCACGTTCTTCTTCGGTGTCGTCTTGGCACTCAGTACCCGCAAGGATAGCGTTAATTAGGTCAACACTGTGTCCCATAGCTGTGTAATGTTGTGCTACTTCTTCTGCGCTTGGTACTTCTGATACTATGCTTTCGTCAGTCATTTCGTATTACTCCGGTTTAGTAGTTAGTTTTTCTAGCCGTGGGTCAACCCAATCAGGGCAAAGCTCCCATACGCCATTGACGTAGTTGTACTTGCAGCCGTACCAATCTTCTGGAGGAGTCACGTCTTCAACAATGACCGCATTACTAGAATTTAAGTCGAGAATCTTAAAACATCTGTCTTCTTGGTCTGATAAGTCTCCAACTTGAGTATAATTTTCTTCGAGCGATACCATTTTTTCATCCTCAAAAATAAATTTTGAACATGGGTCGCAGTCTGGCTCTAAAAATAATATAGTCTTCATGATTTAACCTTTCACAATAATTTTGGTTGCAGATATTACTGTTCCTGCCACTACAGACGGGGTATCAGCAGTCGCTCCAATTGTTCCGTCTCTTTGAACGTAGGCAGGTTGTCCTGCTGTTAATCCAGTTTGAGCATCGTCTACAGCGCCTACTATCTGAACCTTAGCGGTTGCTCCGTCAGCATAGTCTGCATCAGAAATTCCGATATAATTTGTAGAAGTTAAATTTGTAACATCGTATCCAATCTGGTGAGCCGCCGCATCTTCATAGCCAATAAAGCAATGGCTCTTTTGAACTGGGTCATAAGTCATTCCGTTTCTGCTAGAACCTGTACTATAAAGAACAGCTTCATTATCTGTAGAAATATTGCCTAATCCGTTTACTTTTAAATATCTTCTATACGGGTAACTGCTTTGACTTAAGTTTTGATAAACCATATACCAATGGGTCGCATCTGGGTCATAAGTAAGCACAACCGCATTAACAGAGCCATTCGTCCATTCGTGAAAATCTATATTTGAAAAATTCTTGCCGGTTGCGCCACCGCTAAAATAATAGTTTTTTGCTTTACCATTGTCTGAATCGCTTTGCGCCGTCCAAACCACCATAAGCATTTGTCTGTCTGGAGCGTAAGACAATCCAAAATATTCTGGTTGGTCGGAAAAAACCAAAGCTTGGTCTACATTTGCTAATGTTGTGCCATTGCTAGAGAATGATTCAAGATAAGCCTGAGCGCCATTAAGAGCTGACCTATACATACAAACAATAAGTTCTTGTTCTGGAATATAAATCGCTTTAAGGTCAAATTTATTTTGTGGCTTTTGACCATTTTGAAATGCTACAGGAGTTCCAAATGTTACCGATGTTCCACTCACAGTACCAATTACCGCTTTTCCAAAAGATGAATTGCTGTCATCTCTGTAAACAACCACAATTTTGTCGTTTACAGAATCGTAGCAAACTGACATTGCTTGGGCATCAGAACTAAATTCTACCGGAGTTCCAAATGTTGCTGTTCCATTACTAGCAACAGTTGCTATAACACAAAGCCCTGCATCTCCATCATTATTAGCAGAAAACACAATAGCTACTTTTGAATTACCTATATAGCAAATTTGAGGATATCTTCCTTCGCCATTAGTACCCTGTGACGGAACTTGATTATTAGCAGCACCAGAACTTATTGACGTTCCAGTTACGCTTATTCTTCTGAAAATTGGCACTGTATCATTGTCAGCATAACAAAACCAGATATCACCTGTGTCTGGAACATAACAACTAGATATGTAATCGTTATCCCCTATAGTATTATCAAAAACGTCTGTTGCGCTTCCTGTTGCTTCGGTTTGTTGGCTTCTAACTGTTTTTGAAACTGTACCGTTACTATTGACTACTACTGGGCATCCATCGGTTAACGCGCCAGATGCTGTTGCTTCTAAAACAGATCCACCACCACCACCACCTATTAACTCACTTAAATCACTCATTTATACGCTCCATCCGATAGTGGCATTTATATATGTCATCGTTATTTGATCAAAGTTCACGTTGAAAGTAAGGTCAGTCGCAGAGCTTGCGATGTTTGAACCGTTCCTAGCCACCGTGAAAGATGTTGTCGCTGCGTCACCTGTACCGTCTTTAATTATAACGTAGTCGCCCGCACTGGGTGAGGCAGGCAAAGTGATTGTGATACTACCCGCCGTGGCTACGACAAACTCACCTGAACTGGCTGTATAGTTAGAGCCTTTTAGCAGCGGTTGCCACGGAGCAGAGGTCAGGTCAACGTCAATACCCGGAATCCTGAACCGAGTCACACTAGTGTTACCAAGCGTTAT